TTATGCCACCATCTGAAATTATTTTCATTATCAATTGGGGTATTAATTTGTTCCCAAACAGCATTGTCTGAAAATTGAATATGATGATCATAATTCATATCTTTATTCACGCTAAAAGTCATAGTTTTAGTTGTAGTTGTAGTTGTAGTTATAGTTATATTAAATATAAAATAATTCGATTTTTTTATTATTTAATAAGCGTCATCATCGTAATTATCATAAAATTGTTCCTTGGGATAATTCGTTTGGATTTGTTTTTGCCAAGAATTTTGTCCACAACCCTGTTGTCTTTCCTGTTCTCTTTTCTGTTCTCTTTTCTGTCGTCGTTTCTTCCCTCGTCGCCCACTCTTTCTCTTTAAATTTTTATTTGTATTTTTAAGAGATGATATCTTTTTTTCCCTTATTTGAATAATTTGTCCAAGAGATGATATTTTTTTTTCCATCCTTTGAAATGATGTATTTACTTCCTTCATTTGAATAATTTGTTCAAGAGATGATATCTTTTTTTCTCTCTTTTTAATGATTTGTTTAAGAGATGATATCTCTTCTTGCGTCAAAAAAGAAAGGGATAAAATTTCGAGATTTTTAAATGTTTTTAGAAAAAGACACGCCCATTTTCTAAAAATGTTTTTTTTAAAGACGTTATATACATCATTCCGTTTCTCCCCATTATAATAATGACTTGAACGATTACGATAATTTCGTAATTCATGTAAGTCATCATACATTTCAGGGTGAATGCTATCCTCAAGTGAATCAATTTGAGAACACATCTTTTTTTTCCCGGTGAGGTTGAACAATTTTTTCTCTAATTTATTATTTTCAATCATGACGAAACCGGTGATTTCGATATCATTTTTTTGGGAAAAATTTTCGGAAAATGTAAAAAAATTTGTTAATATATCCATTTGCTTATAATTAATAATATAAATTTGCTTATATTATTAAATTTAAGTTTTAATTTGACATAATTTAGAACCAAAACCAGTATTTGATAAAAATTTAGATTTAGGTAATTGTCTAGTTTTATTTTTAAGAAAAGATAAAATTTCAAAAGTTAATAATATGTCATTATTACTATTAATTAATAGTTTTTCAATTATTTTTTTAATCTGACATTCAATTAATACTTCTTTCATTATACTTTCTTTCTTCTCTTCAATATCACATTTTAGCGAAAATATATATTTTTTCTTATCTTCGATATCCCGTTTTTCCCATAATATCGCTCTTTCCTTCCTTTTAATATATGAAATTTTTTGTTTCATTTTTAATTTTAAAAAAAAATCTGATTTAAATAATAACATAATAATATAAATTTACTTATATTATTAAGTTTCAGTTTTAATTTTAATTCATATTTTGAAGGTATGTAAGTAGATTATTTTTATTATGATGTTCAGTGGTATTATTTAGTACATATTCAATACGTTGCAAAAGTGTTTCGATTGGGATTATATGTCTATCGCTGTTTTTATCGCACCATTTATAATAATCGCTTAGTATTTTTAATGCTACGTTTCTAACATTAATTCCATTAAATCCGCTTGCAGCGATTAACAAATGATTGATAGAAGTACTATTCCAGAGATGAAACGTATTTTCACCAGATGTAGATATTTGTTCCAGAATTGTATTATCTTTCATGTTTACGTGACATTCAAAGCACATTTTGGAGGTATATTATAAATATGAAGGTTTAAATATTTATCTATTTTTGTAAATACGAATTTTCATGTCATTATTATCAGTTACTTCAATGATATGGTTTAAGCAATTTTTGATTTCATCAATATGTGTAACTACAATAACATTATGAAATTGTTTAGTTAGGAATTCAAAAATTTTGTTTTTAAATTCATAAATTTTATTTTCATCAAGTGATCCGAACCCTTCATCAATACAGAATGAACTACACATAGCAATTTTAGATATTCTAATTAAAGCGAATCTAATAGCACATGAAACGATGAATGTTTCGGCACCAGAAAGAGTAGAACTAAGATATTCATTTTTATATTGATCAATTTTGGTAATAATAAGTTCTTTATCATTATAATTAATTTGTAATGTAAAATTCATAATTTTAGCTAGAAATGAATTAATAAGCATTTCGAATTGTTCAATAATTTGATTAGTTAAATAAGAAGGATATATTTGAATAATATTTTTGTATGCTTCAAGACTATGATATTTTTTAATAATTTTCTTTTGTTTTATTTCTTCAGTTTCAAGTAATTTAATAATATTAGTTAAATTTGTGATGTTATTTGTAAATTTCATAATTTTAGTTTCAATTTGTACTAAATCATTTTCAAGTATTTTGACATTTTTTTCTTTTTGTTCAATAGATGAAATAGATTCAATATATTCTTTATATTTTACTAATTTTTGCTCAATTAGTAAATTTTTATTTTCTAATTCTAAACGTTGATTTTTATATTGTTCTAATTCGATTTGATAATTTTTGAATTTATTATAATCATTATTGTATTCAGTTCTTTCATCTCTAATTTCATACATTTGATTTTCTTTTTCCATATATTGATCATTTATTTTTTCATTCGATTCGATATTACATATGGTTTCATTACATTTAATAATTTCGTGTTCAATTTGAGATAACTTACGAGTAAATATTTCCATTTCATCATCGATTAGTTTTATTTTTGCTAATAGGTTATCTTTTTCTTTTGTATATTCATCATATTTTTGGTAATTTAGATATATTTCAATCCATTTATTTAATTTTTCATTTATTTGTTGTAATTTTTCTAGTTCTAATGTATTCGTTTCAAGTTTTAATGTTTCTAGTTTTAGTGATTTTTCGTAATCAGTGATACCTAAAACTTGTTTATTAGATTTACATTCGTTACATTTGGTATTAAATTTACAATTCGTATTATTGATTAAATTTTGATAGTGTTTTATTTTATCGTTATCCCTAGATATTTTATAATTCAATGTATCAATGATATTTTCATTTGTGGTATATATCTTATAATTTTCATTTACATTTTCACGATTTTCTAAATCTAGATTCAGATTTAGAATTTGTGTTTCCAAACTTTCTAGTTTTAATGAATATTTTTTATGTTTTTTTGTAAGTTTAGTTTCTTTAGCAAGTGTATTTTTTTGTTCTGAAACTAGTTTTTTAAGTTTAGATTTATCATAAATTTTATCAACTGGTTTCAATTGTTCATTCAAGTTTGTAAGTTCGATTTCAATATCACAAATTTTTTCATTAAACTGGTTATTTTTGGGTTCAAAGTTAAAATCGAACTCATCTGGTACGATTCGTTTCATTTCATTAAATTTTATTTTTCTCAGTGTTCGTTTATTTTTATCAAGTTTAGATTGAAAAATTTTAATTTCATTTGAGTCTTGAATTTCAGAGAATTTACCTTTAAATTGATTGATTTCTTCGGATAAGGTTTTAATTTTTGAAGTGATGGTATCTTTCTCAGTGGATGATTTAGTTAGTTGTGTTTGAATATTTTCTGATGAATCATAGTTTTCAATTTCTTGTTCATAGTTATCTATGTGTGATTCAGCAATTTTTTTATCGGTATTAACATTACGAATATCAGCATTTACTTGATTTTTGATTTCCTTTTCGAAAGTTGACAAATTAAGTAATTTTTTAAATATTTTGACTCTATCTTTAGACGTTCGTTTCAAGAAGCTATTATATTCAGTTTGTTCTGATAACCATGTTTCTAACATAATATCAGATTCACCAAATATTTTATAAATATTGGCTTGAGTTTGTAATTTTTTTCTAACTGATATTCCTGTCCATTTATCATTTTTAAAAATTTTAAGTGAAAGTGATTCTTTTTTTTTAGTTGTTCTTTCGATTCGATATTGCATGCCTCCATAAGTAAAATCGAGTGATACATAACATCTTTTCTTTTTATTATAAATATTTTTAATATTAGCAGGTTTCAAGGAATCTAATGATGATGATCCTTGAATTATATAGCGTATTGCTTTAATTATAGTTGATTTACCTTGGTGATTTTTCCCAAGTATGCCGATGCTGGTATATTTTTTGAAATTAGAAAAGTCAATAGTAATTTTATTTGGGAAGCATATAAAATTTTCAATAATAAGTTTATTGAGTTGAATTGTTTTATTATCAATATTATCTACAATATCAAGTTTTTTTGTATATTTGAGATGCATTTCAGAAATTTCATCAATAAAATCTTGGTTATCATACTGAGATTGGAGAAATAGATTAAAATTATCTTCATTTTTGATATCAATTTTTGATAATGATTCTTGAATATCATTATTATTTCCAATATATTCTGGATTGATATCTAATATATTATGAGTTTTTTGTTTAGATAATTTTTTTTGTATTTTTTCAAATTTTATATTATCATTATATTTAATTTTAATTCTGATATTTTTAGGGAATGTTTTAAGATTAAGTTTAAATTTATCTTGAGTAGTGTCCAATGTAACAAATCCATAAGAGGTATCAATTTCTAAAAATATAGATTTAAGTTTTGATAGGTTCCATAATAGCATTCCATGTCCTTGTAATTGTTCTCCAGAGGTAAGTTGTATTAGTGAACCGGGATATCCAATATTTTCTTTTTCTCCTAATATATGATTGACTTTATGATTATCACCGAGTAAGGATAAATCATATCTTGATTCGATATCACCAACTTTAAAGAATTGATCTCGTAATAGGTATCCATTTTGAACTGGTGTTCCATCAAGACTAAAATGTCCTAACATGATATGATGACAATTTGGGTCATCAATTTTTTTAGGTAAAATTTCAATTCTTTTATCCCAATCTTCTTTTGAATTCGACATATGTTTTTCGAGGTCAAAAACACTAGGAACATAAAACATAATATTACCAGCTTTGTAGACGCCGGTATCTCTCAAATAGTGAATTTTGCTTATTTTTTTTTCATGTTTTTCCATAATATTAAATATTGCGGATAACGAGTCAATACTCTCGGATGGATCGTAGCCCTTAATATTATTATCATGATTTCCAGTTATAATGAAAACTCTATTAATTTTTGAAAGGTCGATTAAAAAATTAGTGAGCATTTGTATTGACATTGCTTTTAATTTAATACTATCATCAAGTAAATCTCCTGCGATAACGGTGTAGGTATTTTTTTTAGTAGTATTTTTGTGGTATTTAATTCTATTGAGAACATTTTCGAATGCTTCAAGATATTCTTTTTCTCTTTTAATATCATTTTTGACGTGTATATCTGCGATGTGATATATCCAATTAATATTATCGTTTTCAGTTTTTGGAATGATATTCATAATATTATATTATAATTAATAATATAATTTCATTTTTTTTATTCAATTATTAAGCGAATTCCGACGGAATTCTTAAATTTCAGTCACTCCCACTCGATATATATGTGATATCTATATGTAATATAGATGTTATGTTTATAATTGATTTTTAAAATAGAAATATATATATATTGATTAATTATACAAAATAAAATGGATAATTTTATTGAATATTCGTTTGATTCGTTAATGAAAAAGACTAAAAAAGAACTCCGTATTATCTGTGCTGAAAATGATTTAAAGAAATATAAGAGTCTTAATAAAAAACCATTAGTTGAATTAATGTTGGATAAAATCCCAAAGACGGATAATATATTACAAAAGGAAAGTGAAGAAATTAAAGAAACTGAAATTAAAGAAACTGAAACGAATGAAGTTGAAGAAGTGGAAGAAGAAGATGTGGAAGAAAGTGATGCTGAAGAAGAAGATGTGGAAGAAAGTGATGCTGAAGAAGAAGATGTGGAAGAAAGTGATGCTGAAGAAAGTGATGCTGAAGAAGAGCAAAAAATGAATATTATGAATACAAATTATTTGGATATTAAAAATCATTATGATAAGGAATTAAATATAGATAAATCAACCTATAAAACAACAAATGATGAAACAACACCGATTGGTTGTATTGAGGAAATGTTATCTAAAGTTCCAAAATCATTTTGGAAGAAACCTTCGATAAAAATTTTAGACCCTTGTTGTGGTAATGGTAATTTTAATTTTGTAGCACATTCTTTAATCAAGAAAAATACAGATAGAACTGATAAAGATATTGTTGAAAATACCTTATTTTTTAATGATTTAAATTTAGAACGTATTGAAAATGTAAAAAGATTATTTAATGACAAAGAGTTTAATTTGAATATTACAACAGAAGATTTTCTAAAATATTCTGAAGATGAAAAATATGATATGCATATAGTAAATCCTCCTTATGCTAAGTTTTTGCCAAGTGGAAAACGAGCTGCTGGAAATCATGCATTATTTAAACTTTTTATAGAAAAAAGTTTAAAGACTTTAAAGAAAGGTGGATTTTTAGTATATATTATTCCTGATAGTTGGATGTCTTTATCTGATAGTAATAAAACTTGCAAAATGTTAACAGAATTTCAATTTCATTGGTTAGATATTCATTCGGCAAAGAAGAAATGGTTTCCTCGCGTTGGTTCAAGTTTTACATGGTTTGTATTAGAGAAGACACCTCATTCTAAACCTTTTAATGTAAGTGGTGTATATAAACAAACGCATAAGGATCCATATCCATATGAAACCCTTGTAGAATCACAGGTAAGAGATTATATTCCTTTACTTTACAATAGTATAACTCAAAGTATTTTAAGTAAAGTAATTGATACCGGTGATAAATATAAAAAATTTAAGATAGAAACCAGTAGTTATTTACATAAATATACAAAAAGAGATTTAATTAGAAATAAAAAAGACGAGGTTTATAAATATAGATTAATTCATACCCCAAGTCAAACAGTTTATGCTTCTAAACCTCATAAATGGCAAAAGGGTTATAAAGTATTTATACCTACAACAAATCATTATAATAAATTATTTATTGATAATTGTGGTATGACACAATCGATTGTATTTATTCGTTGTAAAAGTAAAAAAGAAGCACAAAGAATAAAAAAAATACTTGAACATCCTGTTTATATATTTATTAATAATATTTGTAGATGGGCGAATTATAATAATATACGAATTCTTCAAAGATTTTCAATTCCAGAAAATTTAGATAATATTTTTGAGGCTTTTGATATATCAAAAGATGAGAAAGAGTTAATTGAGAAATTTACATAAATATTACAAGTCCTGATAATAATAACTTTTATTATACATTTGGATCTGCGTTGTCACTTAAAATAGGATATTTACCAGAAGGACTTTGTCTTTTATAACGGTTTAAAAAAATTGCTTCATATTTATGATAAGTTTGTGCTACAACATTAGTTTCTTCATCTTCAATTATAATTGAAGCCATTTTTATCGGTAATTTGTAAGCATATAATTCTATATTAGTATTTTCAACATTATTAAGATAAAATTCAAAAGTATTATATATTTTTGCATTAGTTGCTGAACATTTACCACTTTTACCTCTTTCTACTGTATGATGACCACATAAATAAGAACCAGCTCTCATTTTTAAACCATTTCTTGTTCCACCAATTTTAATAATTTTTCCATTCATGGTCATTATATATAAATGTTCATCTTTATTATACCAGTCATTACGTGGAATAATTCCATTATATCTGAATAAAATAACTGTTTGTCTTTTTGATGTTCCATCAAGCTTAGTTTCATTATCAATAACAATATCAGCAACTTTATGAAAACGATGAGATAAACCAAAGTCATCAAAATCTAATTCATCTTCTAGATTTATTTCTTTAATCCAATTACTATTTGGAAGTTCTCTTATTCGTTCTCTTATTCGTTCTCTTATTCGTTCACTTATTTGTTGTGCTATAGAAATTTCATCTTCTTTTTCTTCTTCATTCGTTTCAGTTTCTTGATTTGTTGTAATTTCTAATTGTTCGAAATCATCAAGCAATCCATTTACATTATTAGATTCATCTAAATTTGCAATATTCGTCATATTATATTATATTATATTATGTAATATGATTTACAATCAATTTTAATATTAAAATTTTGGTGCGAATTTCAGTCACTCCCGCTCGATATATATGTGATATAGTCAATCAATCAATTAAATCAATTAAATTAAAAAATTGAAAATTAACCTCCTTAAAAAAATAATTATTGATTGAATTACTCAATAATTTATATAATATGTTGTCAACTTTTTACAAACAAGAAATTTGTCTATTTGATAGACATGTTCCTTTTATTCAATTTGAAGTTATAAGT